TAACTCGTGTTTTTTCGGGGCCAACCTGCAATAGCACGTTGCCGCCTACGATTAAGTGTTTTAGCGCCTCGTGTACGGCAACTCTGTCGCCAGACGTTTCAATCTCACTCATAACCGCCCGTTCATATTCACCCAGTTGTTCTTCAATTTGGGTTCGTGCCGCATCGTCCTGAGCCAAATCCTTGAGGGTGTATGGCTCTACCATGAAACGGAAGAAGGGGCTGTTGGGTGGCATAAGGGCCAAGGATAGCTTTGAAGCTAGGTTATTCACGCCTCTTGCGCCGATACCCTGAAACGGAGTGTATAAATCACTGGTCTCGTTATGGGTATCCTGCGGGATAAGGGATGGAATAGTTAACTCAGAGCAATCTCTGGCTCTATCCAAATAAGATTGTCGGGTCTGTTCGAGTTGGCGATACCGCGCTTCTGCGGTTCCCATGCTCATTTAAGTTCTCACTGTGTAATCTGCAGACCAGTACCCGTTCCCATGTTCTGAACGGTAGGGTCGAGTGGTATCTTGAGTTGCGAAGTACCTGCTGCCGCATTCGCTGCTGCGCCTAATTCGGCTGCTTGGCCGCTTTCGGGCGAACTTGGGTCATACATATTTGTCATAACAGGGTTTGCGCTAGGCGGTGCCGCAGGAGGTGGTGCTGGCGCAATCTGTTGTGGGGGTGGTGGGCTAGGCGATGAAAAACACATCAGCTATTCTCCTAGTTGAGAGGCCATTTGGTCCTCATGGATTTGGATTAGAAAATCGACGACTGACCGCTGTCCACCACGCCACATCAATTGAGCGTAGTCTTCATTCGCAGTTGGGCTTTTGTCGGGGAAACGAACATTAAGTTCTTCGATTAATTCATTGGTAATATATGGAAACATGTATTATCCTTTCTAGTGCAACAAACAAACTTGCCCTAGTTAAAGGACAAGTCTTTTGTTATTCACAGCTTTTCTGACCAGTGTTCGGGTCAATGTAGCAAGCCTCAGCAGCTGCTTTCTCTTCCGTTTTGACCTCGTTCAAAATCCCATATCTTTTCCCTGCGGCACGAAAGGTCGTGATGCCTTTGCATCCTGCTTTCCACGCATCGAAGTATAGATTTTTGAAGTCATCATAGCTGACGCCTTCACCAACATTGCAGGTCTTGGAGACTGCGCTGTCCACGAATTGTGATGACAGGGCGAGAACTGCCAAATGGTCTTGCGCACTAATCTCGTTAGCTGTTCGGCCATGTACGCCTTGGCGGTACGCATAGTCTTCAACTCGTTCTACATCGAAGCCATCAAATTGTTGGATGGTGCGGTCATAGAAAAGAGAGAAGGGCGGTTCGATACCGCTGCTAACATTGTCAGCGGTTAGGCTGATTGTGCCTGTTGGTGCAATTGAGGTGAGGTGCGAGTTGCGTATCCCGTTCACCCGTATCTTTTCTTGCACCCATTCTGGCAGCGACTGCACAAACTTACTCTTTAAGAACTTGTCTGCGTTGTAGAGCGGGAATGACCCTTTCTCAGCTGCCAGTGTTGAACTGGTGAAGTAGGTATGGTCACGAAGAGTCGCCAATATGTTCTCAGCAAACTCCATAAACTCTGGTGAGGCGTAGGGTTTACCACACATTTCAGCGGCATTAGCCAAGCCAGTGATGCCCAAGCCCATACGGCGTTTGTTCTTAGCCTCAAGTTCCTGTGCGTGTAGCGGGTAGATGGTACGGTCAATGACGTTATCCATCGCGCGAACCACGGTGGCGATGTCCTCTTCATACTGACGCTGGTTAAATTCGCCATCTTCGATGTACTTCACGAGGTTGAACGAGCCGAGCAAGCAAGCACCATACGGTGGCAGGGGCTGCTCGCCACAAGGGTTGGTGGCCTCAATGGTCTCACAATAGTAGAGGTTGTTCATCTTGTTGATGGTGTCGATGAACAGAACACCGGGTTCTGCCCAATCCCAAGTAGAACGCATAATCATGTCCCACAGGGCAACAGGGTCTACCTCACGGTGAACCTCCCCATCAAAGCGCAGCTTGAATGGTTTCTTTTGTTCGAGGCATTCCATGAACTCATCGGTGACGCCGACTGAGATATTGAAACCTGACAGCGAGGTGCCGTCATTCTTAGTGGTGATGAACTGTTCGATGTCGGGGTGGTCGATGCGTAAGACGGACATTTGTGCGCCTCTGCGGAATCCGGATGATGCAATGGTCTGACAGACTGCATCAAATATTGCCATGAACGAGACAGCGCCTGAGGCTTTACTGTCTAGTGATTTGATACGGTCACCTCTAGGTCGCAGACGAGAGAAATCGTATCCAATGCCCCCACCACGCCGCATCGTTTCAGCTGCTTCGGTTGCACGCTGCATGATGCTGTCCATGCTATCGTCGACAGTGCCAGACACAAAGCAATTGTACGCTGTGGTTTGACGTGCTGCGCCCATTGCGTTTTGGACACGGCCAGCTGGGAGAAATCGCATATAGCGCATAGCATCCTTGAAATCCTCAAAGTGCTGGGGACTGTCCTTCAAGGCGTTGGCGATACGCACAACCTTTGAGTAAAAGTCTTCACCTGTCTGGCGGTACTTGGTCTTATCAATCTCCTCCGAGATGGGCAGGGATGGCCCGTAAGGTTGATTGTGGTTTTTGTTCATCGATAGTCACCATTTCCTTTAAGTTTCCCGCGCGTCTGGCGAGAGGCGAGTTTGTCTAAATTTTCTTGAGCAAGGTCAGAGAGAGATTTGTTGTGCAGCCGTGCCAGTTCAGAGATGAACCACAGCACATCACCTGCTTCGGCCATCACAGCTTCGGCGGGATAGGGTTGCAGTTGACTGTCTTTGCGTAGCCACTTGGCATAGTGGCCAGCCAGTTCGCCTGCTTCTGCCACAAGGCCTAGTGTTAGGTATTCAAGGGCGGACTTGTCGGGGTAAACAGCTGTGTTCGCTGCACGGGTTTGATACTCGTTAAGTTCGGACACCATTATAAAATGCCCTCTTCGTTGAGCATGTTGATACGCATCTCGCAGTATCTAATGGCCTTACATAAATCTGTGATTTCAGATTGAGTTTCGTCTTGGCCGTCATAGAGTTTAGAGCCAGCACGGCTCACATATTTGATTATGTTGCCGCGCCAGAAGTCCATGTCATTGACCATGATGAACTCAATCGGTTCGACTGCGTATTGTGCATAGTGTGAAGGTTGAATTATCTGGTCGTCGAATTTGGTACCCATGGGATGACCTTCCTCGTGTTGGTGTCAAAGTCTGTGTCACGGCAAATACGAGCGACTTGCGCTTGGACCAGTGCCACTTCTTCTGAGAGTTTGTGTTTTTTGAATGTCGCCAGAACGGCGTCCCAAAGGTCAGCACTGGTGGTGCAATCCTTTAAAATTTTTTCTGCAGTTTTTGGCCCGATGGTTGGACAACCTTGAAACCCATCGACTGCATCACCTGTGAGGGTTTGGGTCATGTGATGATAGTCAGCCTCGAACTCAGAGATGAGGCGAGGTGTGCTATCCTTTGCAGGATTGAACAGTAGAGCAGGGATTGTCTTGAGGTCTTTGTCCTCAGAGATAATCATAGTGTCTTTGGGGCTTGCTGTTGCGTAGATGCCAAGCAGGTCGTCTGCTTCCAAACCGTCTTGGACAACGGCATTGAACTGCGCTTGCATCCAGTTGCGCAGGAACATGAGAAGCATAGGCTTCCGCTTATCCTTCCGATTGGATTTATATGAAGGCAGGATGGCTTTGCGCCAGTTGTTCTCACCAGTGAGAAAGAGTTTTAAGTCCCCATCTCCTAGTGTTGTTTTCAGCTTATCGAAGTATGCCATGCAATGGTCGATGGCTTCATGCTCAAAGCTGTGCAGTGTCCATAGGCCATCACCCCAATTAACAGGGTGTTCACACGATGAAGCCGCTTTGAATGCAACAATGTCCGCATCGATTAGGAACTTCATTGCATAGTCTCCCTATCAATTGTGTGAAGGTCAGCAGGTCTACGTTGAGTTGCGAGCATCGTGTTCAGACAGATGGTTGCAGCTGTCGTGACTATTGCGGTCATTTGCTCATCGTTGGTTTTGGCTGACGCTTTGGTTAACCGTGTGATGGCCTCAGACATTGTGGCGATAACTGCGATTTCATAATCAGGCTCATCCATTCAGCAGCGCCTCCCAAGAGATTGGGAACAACGCTGTCATTTGCTCATCAAGTAAATCAGCAAACTCACGGGTCTCCGCTTGCGTGTTGTCCGCACTGCGCAGGTCATAGACGCGAGACCAGAAGAGCAGGGAACCTGTCCATACCCATTCAGTAATCGCAGCTTGTGGCAGGATGGCTCTGGCTTGCTCTGTGCAAATACCAAGGGCGACCATCTTGTTGTAAGCGGCCACGGCATCGATGCAGATGTCGAGGTACTCTTCGAGAAACTCATCGCTTCTACGGTGTGCATCAGGGGACGAGCCTTGTTTCACATCATCTGCAGCTGCTCGAAAGAAGTCGGGCTTCCAGAACTCAGGGCTAGTCTTGACGTATCTGCGGCTGACCTCATTCCAAGTCCCGCCAACCTGATGCTTGGCAAGTTGACGGGCCATGAAGATTGGGGCTTTGCATCTGAATGAGACAGTCGGATGGGTAAATGGGGCGGTATGCTTCTCTTTTGCTAAAAAGTTTATAAGACGCTCGTTCTGACGTGGGCCAAAATTCTCGGCTTGTTTGTCAAACGAAACTCTTGCGGCATCGACAACTAGGTCATCGTCGCCCATGGAACTCATGTACTGTACTGCTATCATTCAGCATCCTTTATGATTTGGGTTTTAGGAAAGTTGGGTCT